TCCAAGAAATCAAGTTGACCACTCCATCCAGATGCGATTACGGGTTTGCCACTAATTGATGCTTCAAGTAATGGTCTACCAAACCCTTCACCCTTGGTTAAACTTACGTGTGCTTTTACCTTTGAGTGGTTATATAAAGAATTCATTTCTTTGTCTGTTAACTCACCATGCAATAAATAAATATTCGGCATGCTCTGTCCAACGTTCAAAGTAACAGATTTCTTGATTTGTTCTATTTTCTTTAATATATCTTCTCTGTCCAAGATAGAAAATCCAGCACTACTAGTTTTTAAAATAAGCGCAGGCTTTTCTTTTTCTGGAACTTGTCGGAATGTTTCAAGGAATATTTTCACCAACAGTGCAACATTCTTACGGTCCTCTCCAAATTCACCACGGAGCCAGTGACCAACGAAAAGATAACAGAACTTCTCTGGGATGCTATCCAATGTTTCTCGTATTTTTGGCTCTAAATTAAAATCATATTCGATTTTTTTAAATATGTTATTGTCAATACAATTGTGTAATACTTCAATTGGTTTGGTGACTGCTAGTTCACCAATGATATTACCTTGTTGATTTTGCTGTGAGTACTTTGAGAAATGAAAAACATTCTTTGAGTGTTCGGAAATAGTCAGTACTAAATCCATTTTATTACATGCTTGTATCCATTCAGCAGAAGCCACGGTGGTTTCAATGCCGGCGGTTATACCGATATTGTACTTTCCTAACGGTTCAAATTCTGTTGGGATGGTAATTGTAACATACAATGATGGTTGTGGTAATTGTCCACCACGAATGATTCTATCCAAAATCATTTTGTCCTTTGGATTAGTTTCATCCAGTGCATTCATAGGAGTATCACCCCACGGTACACTGTGCACCTTCACATCAAACTTATCCCATTCAATGATGTGACGGATAATGTCTCTACTCATATCACCATAACCAGAACGAGTCTGGCATGGTGCTCTAACTATACATAACGGTTTGCCTGTCATATTATGCCTTCACCAAAGTAAAACGTTCCCGTGGGGTCCAATTATCCCACGCATTTTCCATATGTTCGATAAATAATTCACACATACGTTCTGCCGTAAATTGTCCAGCTCCAAGTGCGTATTGACGACCCAACTCACCACGGCGTTTACGTTCCTCACGCGACATCTTATACACTTCCATTATCTTCTCCGCTGCTTCTTCCCACGAACAACGGTCATCAAAAATGTACGGGGTCAACGGAGAACCTTGTAAAGAACGACTTACTGGAAATAATGGGAATGCCCATTCACCGTGATTCTTGAAACGTCCATCGTGATTACTACCCCAATCATAATTGAAATCACGTTCAGGGTCAAGGTACTCACCTTCATCATTTGTGAATCCACACTGGTCTTGTAATCCACCCGTGACATTAACAATGATTGGTGTACCAGCAACTAGACTTTCACACGTACCCAAACCAAAACCTTCGTTACTAGACATATTAATGGTAACGTCTGCGATGTTATACAGAATGTTGATATGCTTCGATTCGATGCGTTCGTTTGAGAAAATAACATACTTTTCTAATTCTGGCATTACGTCACGAATCACCACAGGTAAGTCAGTACCGTGTTCATCAACGGGTTGTGTATGTAATACAAGACGGCACTTTGAACGTTCTTCTTCTGGTAGCTTTTTCATAAACGTGTTAAATGCCAACAGAATATCCGATGTCATCTTTCTACGAATATTTCTACTATTGTAGAACACTACATATTTAACGTCTTGACCGTTAAACAATCGTTCACGAACTTCCAAGAGTTCTTTGTCATCTTCTGGTAGTGGATGGAACTTCTTTGTATCAATTCCATGTGGAATGTAGGATAGTGACCACGGAGCACGTGGTTCCTTTCTTGATACGTGCTTTACGATATTGTAGGTTTGTTTACTAATACATCCAATCCAATCATCGGAACGATAATAATTTTCATTATAGAATGGATACGGAAGGTCATCCCAAATAGCGTAGAAGAACATAGGAATCTTTTGACGAATCTCATGCTCAATCTGATATAACCAAATCCAATATCTTGGGTCTGTGAAATGGAGAATAGCATCTGGCTTTTCTAATTCTATTAACTGACGAATCAATCTACTGTCACCGTATCCATTATAGGGAACAATCTTAACACTAGCGTCAGTCAATCCAACTTCATTATTAATTGCGTCGGACATATCAATCATTTTACCGGCCTCAGGATGAGAAACCGCTGCACCTACCTGTACCCAATTAAATCTATGCGAAGTTCCTTCAATTATTTCACGGGACATAACACCAACACCTGATGTTACTCGCATATCGTCTGAGAGGAATAAAATCTTCTTACGTTGTTCTTTTGGAATATAACCGTGTTTCATCTAAACTCCTATAATATTTTTATTTTAAAATGCTATAATTTCACTGCCACCACCACCTCCACCGCCACCACCACTATCTCCGTGTTGTATGTAGGTATCTGTGTGTGGAATTATTTCCGTATCGGAATGAGGAATGTCTGAGTGTGGTACATATGTGTCATTATGAACTGGTGTATCCGTATGCTGTGTGTCGGTGTGTTGCACCTGTGTATCATTATGCACCGTATCGTTGTGTGATGTATCTGCGTGTGTTGTGTCGTTGTGTGTGGTATCCGCGTGTTGAACAACAACGGTATCTAAATGCCCAGCTGCTCCATCAGCACCAGGCGTCCCTGCTGCACCGGCAGGTCCTGGTGGACCTGGTGGACCTGGGGTCATAGCCCTATCCAACGCTGCTTGTGCTGATTGTGCCGCTGCAGCTGCGGAAGCCGCTGCAGCTTGAGCCGTTGCAAGGGCTTGTTGTGCTAATGCACGTACAGGAGCAACTTGTGATTCTACGTACGCTACAATTCTACGCCAATACGGACCATCAAGATATTCATAAATTGGTGTACCGACATCTTCTGCAAATATTCTGTTACCTTTTTTTGCCGTAGAATCTTCACGGGTACGTTGTGCTTGTGGAACGAATTTCGCATTTAAATGCGTTTCAATCATATCATTCAATTCGTTATTTGTTCTGAATAATTGACCCGTTGCCTGTGTTAACGTAGGTGTTTGTGGTGGTGTAACCGTTACCGGAGTAGTATCCGTTACGGGTTGTGGTATTTCTTGTGCAGGTGTAAACGATTGTGGTGGATAGAAATTGGCACCAATACCCTTGTCAGGCAACAATCGTAGGTATACACCACCTGGAGCGATTTCATCATAATCACCAGTGAACAATCCACTTCTGTATGCATTGAATAGTTCCTCTGCATCAACATAGTCTGGATTAATGAACACCCAACCACCCGAAGTTGTTGCGGTACTTAATACGTTGGCTGGTAAATTATTTAATTTACGAGTTTCCTCTGCACGTTCTGGTGTAATTACTATACGGCTGTATTTGCCAGAATTAAATTCGGCTACATCCCCGGCTCCAGCCGCAAAATATATATCTTGTTTTGTTGGTATAGCCATATAATTCTCTTATAAAGTGATACTACCGGACATACTAGAAGAAATAAAATTAGACCATAACTTTTCTGTAATGGTACTTGCAACAAACCCGTTAAGTTTACAAAACTCACGAATGTGTTGATTTATTTCTTTCGTAATTTGCACGGTAGTATATGAATATTTATCTTTTCTCATGTTTGACCTTTTCTATAACCTTCTATAAATAGTGGTCAAACTGCCAAAAGTTCGTTTATATCCAAAATTCTATATGTCATTCCCTTAACAACCCTATGCATATGTCCTGAATAAACCATAGGTGTTCCCAGTGCATGCCATAAAGTTTCAATCTGCTTCTGCGTCGGATCTTCCCAATCCAATCCCACATCAAATTGAAGTTTTGCGGAGTTATCAAAATGTTCTTCGATAACACTGTTGGGTGGGCAATGCGTAATAAACATATCAATAGTCTTACCCTCTGCATTATTCAGCATACGAGTATATTGTTCATCACTGATAAGTTCGTTTTCATCCCAATGCATTCCGTCCGCCAATCTCCACTTTTTGTCAATGGATGCTGCACCACCCATAAATGCGATGGTCCGACCATCCAACTCCATTACTGTTCCACGAGGAATATAATAGAATGGAATGTCTGGATATACTTGTGAGACTTCCGTGTAACTAATCCAACGGGTGCAATCATCGTGGTTACCATCAATAAAATACACGGGAACTGATGACCTATTCAATACATTTTTAAATTGCTCTTCATTATCCATTCCATGTCCACGGAACAAACAAAAATCACCGACTTGAATAATGGCAGCGGCACCGACTTGTCCAGCTAAATCAATAGCTCTCTCCATTACTTTGTAATCACCGTGAATATCACCTAATAGTAAAATCATAATTACCGTCCGTATCTGTCTTTTATTCGTACCAAATCATCCAAATGATTTGTAGATGCTTCTAATACTTGCATATCTTCAAACGCTTCAACGGAATGAACTTGTGTTGGTGGGATATGAATTGAATCTCCTGGATTCATAACATATACTGCTGTCAACACGGGTACGTTTTCTTCCATTGTATAAAATTTAACAATACCTTTACCAGACAACACATACATAGTTTCGTCTTTGTGGTGATGATATTGAATACTCAAAGATTCACCACCGCGAATATTTAAAATTTTTCCTACATAATGTTCCGTATGTGCCCAAATGGTTTCACTTCCCCAGGGTTTATTTATAAACTTAACTTCATTCATCTTTGTTTAACTCATTTTCATAAAAGTAATTTACTACTGCATCATTAAATGCATCTTCGTCAAATGTCAGTCCCACCATCAAGGTTTTAAATGCCTCGAACACTTCATTTGAAGTACTATCCATAGGAATTTCAATACTGATTTTTCGATTGTAACTTGATGCCGTCAAAGTCAGTTCATTGTATTTATATTTTTCATACATCGGATTTAATATCTCCATTTCGGACGAGTTCACTGAACAAATTCATCGTACTATTAAACTTCTGATTATATAGTGTACGCATCCCAAACAACATATTCAACAACTGGTCTTGATGTACTGGTGAAATATCACTGTCTGCAATATACTCAGAAATCGTATCCATATCATCCGTCACATTCCAACACTGCATAATTTTCTGTTCCAGTAGAAATCGGTCACGCTTTTCCATTGTTTTTCTCCTTTGGTAGATACACGGTGCCACCACACTCTTCAATAAAAGTAATAAACTCTTCAAGACTTGCTCCTGCAAACAACGCTTTGTCAGGCCACTTCGTCAACCACATAATCTTATTCCACTGCCACATCTGCCGAATGAAATTGAAACATCCATCGGTATCCTGCCACGGCCAGGTCTTAATCAGTTCCAATGCATGTTCCGTAGGATATCCTTCTTCGTCATCATATTGTATCCGCAATTAGTTTTTTAAATTTGGTTGTTGACCAACCGTGGTCACGGTTAATCCAATAGACAGGACAAAATCCCTTACCAGTATAATTCTTGTCTTTATAATCTTCACCAAGAAATCTAATAGAAGGATTGTATAAAATCAATAGCCTCCACAAATCGTGTTCTGTATTATAAGGTACTATTTCATCAATATATCTAATACCTTGTAATATCTCTGTGCGTTCCTCTACCGATAAAATAGGCTTAATCTTTTCTGGTCGTTCAATAGTAGGGTCTGTATGAAGGAATACCATAAACTTATCACAGTTTGCCTTACACTCCTTGAACATCTTCATATAACCAGGATGTATGATGTCAAAGTTTCCGGCGATTACTCCCAACCTCATAGATACATCTCCTTGACATAATCCCATACGATAATATTCATTGCGGCACTGACGTTGAACGACCTGAGGACTCCGCGTTGCGGAATACTGACTTTATAAAAATGTTCGTTGTTCACCACTACTTCTGGAAGTCCGTGACTTTCACTTCCGAACACAAACAACGGACGGTCTACTTCCTCTTTGTAGAGTTGCTTAGTCCGATATGAACCAATCTCTCGACCACCGTGTTCACAGAGTATCACACTATTCCATTTCAGCAAATACTCCAATCGTTCGTTGATTTCGGTATCCGCGTGTATCGGGTCATCAAACGTATACTGGACGATATTAATATATTTCTCAGCCCCTACTGTGGACCGCTTATCGAATTTCTTTCGTCCAAAGATATAGAAGTTCTCTGCACCCAATAGACACGCAGACCGAATCATCATTCCGATATTGAGTTCACCCGTAATATTGATACATCCCACGGAGAACCTACGTTGTTCACTAAGCGTTATAGCAACATTCTGTTCATAGGTATTGGTCTTGTATTCATCTCGAACATTAAAGTGATTACTCGCGGTATCTGCGATAATTTTACTATAATTGACCATTGGATTATCCATTCAACACCTTTGCTTTTTTGATTTTGTAAAATGATTCAGAACAATACGTTTCCTTATCGTTATACACACAATACTTACAACTATCTTTACTTGGTGTCGCGGTAATCAAATCCGTACGATAGTTTCCTTCACCATCAAAACACTCATTCAAGAACTTTTCAATATGTCCCCATGCACGGTTAACCGAAGGTTTTCCGTTAGACGGTTCGAAGGTGCTCACACGAGGAATGGGATATGGACTGTTCTCACTAATAATACGCTTGAGAATAATAAACTCCGTCCCAATCATTTCGAGTGGAGTATTAAACTTTTCAGAGATGAACTTCTTGTACAACAAAATCTGATTCAGTTTAATATGGTCACTCTTCTGTGCCTGCGTCCATCCAGACCGTGAGGTTTTCAAATCAATAATTGTAACCTTGCCCGTCTTTTCATTCTTGGTAATGATATCCACATACCCAATAAAGGTCACACCAGGACGAACTTCCGTTTCAATAGGATATTCAATACCCGCAAGTACGGTGTCTTTTGACGGGAAAATCTTATTACGATGTTGCTGTACATACGACAGAATCTCACACCCTTGATTGTAAAACTCCATTAGGGTTTTCTTATCACACAAGAATACTTTATTCCCGTTTGCATCAACCGTAGTGTTTTCTTGGAACAATGTAATGAACTTTGTTTTGAGGGGTTCACTGAGGTCCACACTCTTTGCAAGATTGTCCTTACCCGCATATACCGTAGTCTCCAACCATTCTTGGATAACTTCGTGCATGGCAGTACCGAACACGGTGTTAATTGATGCGTCATCAAATCGGACACCATCAACGTACTTCAACTTCCACGAGAGTGGACAGTTTGCCCACAACGAATACTGCGAGTAGCTAATCTTATTCATTCGATACCATCCAAGAGTTTCTGCATAGTTTTCTGTTCACGTTTATCGTAAGAGTTTACGGGCGTTTTATTGTTTGTGTGGTCTAGTATAACTTGTACAGCATCCTTCACCACTTGTAAATCATTCACTCGAAATTCAAGTGGTCCATGTCCTTCTAACTCAATAAGGATACTCATTTTACCTGTGAACTTCAAGTTAAGTTCTTTTTCTGATTTAGTTTTCTTCTTCGGCATCGTCATTTCCGTGTGTAAGGTCACCAGGTTTTGCGTGTTCAACACACGATGTATAATACCAACCTTTACCTCGTACTTCACCAGGTTTGCCGCAGGTTTCACAAATTTTAACACTTTCATATCCCACTTCACGAATTACTTGATCAAGTTCATCATTACCATAATCTGTGTAGATACGAAGTCCTCCAAACTTTTCCTTGACCTGTACAATCTTTACCGTACCTTTAATAGATTCCAGTACATCGTATACACGATTAATTAGGCCAGCCCACCCAGCACCAACACTTGCAAGTGCATCTTCTCTGGTATATCCTTTATATTTCACAAATGACATAGTTTCCTCGTGGGTAGATACATTTAAAATATAACAAAAAACCCACTCAAAGTCAAGTGGGTTATGCAATAATATCTATTTTTGAACCTATTGGAAATCTATTATATAACTCCTGTTCCAGTAATAATATATTATTATCTAAAAATTCTATGCTTGGTGGATTTTCAAAACCTTCGTATATTACGAAATCACCTTTACCAACACTTATGTGAAACATATTATTTTCTTGAAGTATAGAATACCAACATCCAGTGTTAGTCGTTCCCTTTTTCTTCCCGTAATGTGTCATATAATCCCGTTAATTGTGATTCTTTGCTAAGTATGGCCAGTTTCCATCTTGCTTGGTCTTGGCTCCAATCACCAGTTAACCCAGGAAATAATTCCCAGAATAATCCAGAGGCAAGTAGTTCTGTGTATTCTTTATCAACATCATCATAACTTGCTGTGTGTGGGAGTCCACTATACTCACAGATGGGTGTACCGAAGGCACGTTCCCAGTTATTTGCGAATGTTTTTTGATCTACACTTAATGGTCTTGGGGAGTCACCTTTTCCATTACTCATAATAAAGTACCTCTACACCTGCTTCACTGAACATAATCATACTTCGTTTAATACTTTCTTCCCATATTGGACCCTTTGCTCCATCTTGACTAAAATGCTCAATATAAATTTTCTTAATGCCGGCGTTTATAATTCCACGTGCACAATCTGCACACGGCATTCCACACGTAAGATACATTGTACACCCTGTTGTAGATACACCAATTCGTGCTGCGTTGTATATCGCATTTCGTTCTGCGTGTTCAAACCAAAAATACTTCTCAGGACGTTCTTGCCGTTCAAGAACATCATCGTTAATACCACGAGGAAACGAATTGTATCCAGTAGAAACAATTTCATTATCTTTACCAACAATCACCGCACCGATTTGTGTATACTTGTCTTTTGACTTTTGTTTTACATGCCCAGCAATTCCACGAAAATATCTGGCCCAACTCAGGTTAACCATTTTTATAATTTCCTCTGTTGTTGTCATAGTTTAGCCTTCTTGATTACTTTTTCTTCCGTTCCGTACATTTGACACAACTTTCGTAATTCTTCTTTGTTGTGCTTGTAGTAGATTTCGAGGTAGTCTGTAGCTTCTGCTGCGCTAATGTCATAATGTTTCCTAACCAAGTCAACCATCCACGACTCATATACCGACTCCTTTTTACTCTTAATGTACTTATTAAACTGTCGCCCTTTCGGAATAACTCGGCTGAAGAAGGCGTAGTGTATATCATTTGGTAATGTGTATTTCTGCATCTCGTTCACGAACGGAGATTGATGCGGATTCATACTCAGAAATTTATTGACCATATACACACTGTATGATTTCTTATCAGCATCGGACAATGTATCAAAATAGTCTGGATTCTGCCCAACATAAATTTGCTCTATGTGGTCAAACAGTCCCTTCGTTTTCGATTGATTCGTTTCCTTCGTCTGTGCTTGTTTCTTCTTCGGTGGCATTGGTTAGCTCTCGTTTAATTTCTTCTATTACATCACGAAGTTTGTGGGCTTCAATGAAGGGTGTATAATCAATATACGTTGGATTTGAAATTTTGTCAACATCTTCTTGTGTAAAATCAATCCCCAAACGTTCATTTAACTCTGGTAGATATTCCGTAGATGGTTTCTGCATCATTTCGTGGTCAACCATACTAACGTGTAATCCAGACTTTAATAAATGTGGTTTAATTACATCGTAATAATATAGAATAGTTTCCAAAATATACTTTAATAAACTTCTGTCAAGTGGAATATTTTCGGGTGTTTCCAATTGCTCAGTTAAAAACTCTACCAGTGCTGCGTGTTCACCATTACCATTTTCCTGTGCATACGACAATAGTAACCAACTTGCAGCTTGTTGCGTGATATCCAATCTTTCGGCCAAAACAATTCTATCAAATGCATGCCACGGAAATGTCTGGTAATCTAATATATTTTTATAACTTGTCAATGTGGTACTGGTAATCTTAACAGAAAAATCATCCGTGTTCGTCATCATGTCTAATTTTTCTTCCACGGATTTTACAATCGGACCTTCGGAAAACAATTCCGAATAATCTGTTAAATTAAACTTTGTAGAGAAAAGTGTTCCCAACATACTTGAACACGTACGTGGGGTCGAAACAATAGCTACTCTCATACATTCTCCTTCAATTCTACTTTCTGAGGTTTCCACCCATTATCTACACCTTGAATAACTTCGATGTTTTCCACAACTCCATCGGTAACAGTGACCTTTTGAATCAACTGTACGTATTCTTTAATATCGTTATATGGTATGACTGGAATTTTTAAGTTTTTCATCATACGCTTCTTTTCCTTCTTGTCACAGAGAAAATAAATATACCGATGTTTGGCTGTTTCCTCTTTTCTCCAAAACGTACGACCAATTCGTTTTGCTAGATTCTCCACGGATTTATTACCAAACTTTGCCCCCACTGTTCGTGAGTGCATCCACAATCCTCCTTCCTCTAAGAGAAGTGAGAAATCAGGCATCAACTTGGAATATCCACATCCCTGATATATCCAATTCGTTGCTCGGTAAATACCACCCGTGTGTGATTGTTCTGGGTCTGCGTAACTGACCAATACTTTTACTCGTGAATCATTATCTCTCATCCAGTGGAAGGATTGTGCAATAGAATAACTTTCAATATTCTTTCCATACCCATCAAGAATAACCAATCTGGTGAGTTCTAATACTTCGTCTAGTTCTAATCCGTCTACAATACTATCAACCGTTCTATTACTTACAGGATGCCCATAAGTCATACAACCAATCAACTGTTCGTTTTCACCGGCAAAGAACATATGTTCAGTTTCCTCACGATAAAAAATCCCTAGGGCATATCGTGTGGAACTGAACTTATGTGTGTAATGGTGCTTTTCGATAAAATCCCGTGCCACAGCTTTACTAATTTCTCTAACTGAGACACGGGACTTATCAACAAACGTTTGTTCCATATATTACTTGATGTCCTGTACCTTATCACAGATTTTATATTTCAACGCTTCCTGCGGAGCTAACCACACATCCTGCGGTGGAAGAAGTCGTTCACGAACAACCTTTTCTGCCAATCCAGTACACTTCTTGTAATGATTAATCATACGAATCGTAGTCAACTCAAACTCACGCATCGTTGCGATGAGTTCGTGCTCCTTACCTACCTGTCCCCACGACCACTGATGTGAGAGAATACTCGTATTCGGCGTAATGATACGATGTCCCTTCTCACCAGAAATGAATGTTAACAACCCAGCCGATGCGATACATCCAAGACCAATCGTACGAACAGGGATTGCACTACCTCGCATTACGTCAATAATAGCGAATGCAGCTGACAAGTCACCACCATAACTGGTAATCATCAATGTAAGATGGTCATGCTTCTTACTTTTCTGAATGTTTGAATCTAGTATCCACGTAACGACATCTTTTGCTACATTGGTATTAAACTCATCACACAAGTAATAAATTCCAGCATCTCGCATAGTTGTTACTGGTGCTGCTGGTGCCGATACAATTGGTGCTACTGCGTTAGTAGTTTTTGACATATTACTTCTCTAAAATGAGTGAGGGCTTGCTCGGAGCCTTTTCCACTTCGGTTGCTGCTTCCTCTTCCATTCCCTTGGGAATTACAGGAAGAAATGACTTATTAATATGACCACATGCATTACACGAAAAGGTAGGAATAGGTACAATTGCTTCCTTACCAGTTGGTGAAATAAGTGCAGACATCCGCTTCATCAACATCACTTGTTCAAAGGTGTAATTACCACAACGTTCGCAGGAAACATCGTCTGCCTTTGACAAATCCACATTCAACTGCGGCTGTTGCGGTGGTGGTCCACCAAATCGGTTATTCTTTGACATAATTCCTCAACCATTTAAAATGTTATACAACGCTGCTACAAAATTAATTTCCTTATCTACTACAAAACTATCACGATACTGTCCTTCTGCGATTTCTCGAATAGTATGTGGTACTTTTGCCGGTGCGTAATCAGTTACCTTATCAAAGAGTAATCTATACAGTTCAGCAAAATCCTTTACATTACTATCTGCCACAATCTGTCTTATTTCATTAACCTTATCTTTCAATGGAAGATTACTCATCAAGACATCTAACACCTTCAACTTGTAATCCCCAGCGATTACTTCCTCAACGTTGAGTTCCAGTCTACCGCCACTTGTTTGATTTTGCGAAGTATTAATAATCCGGCGAATGTCTGGGTAATATGCGTTAACCAAGGTTGCGATAACAGACTTATCAAATCCAACATGTTCCTTCTCCAAAATTTTCATTAAGTGAACTGCCACCTCTTTTTTAGATGGTGGGGTCAACTTGAATACTTGTGCTCTACTAATCAGAGGATCAATAATACGTTCCACATAATTACAGGTCAAGATGAAACGAGTATTCTTACTGAACACTTCCATCAAGTTACGAAGTGCTGCCTGTGCCTGTGGGGTAATGTAATCCGCCTCGTCGAGTACGATAATCTTCAAGGGTTTAAAACTCATTGTTGCTGCGAAGTTCTTAATCTTAGTACGAATCGTATCTACGGAGTTTTCATCCGATGCATTGATAAACAAGTAATCACAATCAATATTCTTGACCAGAATCTTTGCTGCGGTAGTCTTACCAGTACCAGCTGTACCGCAGAAGAGTAGATGCGGTACATCTTGCTCTGCGATAAATTGAGTTAATTTGTTCTTTACGTGTTCGTTACCAATGTAATTCTCCAACGTATCAGGCCGGTAGCGTTCTGCCCAGATTGTATTATCAATCATTATCTTCCAACCTCATTCAAGTAAGTGTTCTTGGTTTCATCCCAAGTCATCTGAACCATTTTACGATAATATAATGTTTCACCATTTAAACGATTATTATCAAATAGATTCAAATATCTTTTGATTGCTTTATCTCTCCACCATAACATAACACTCTCAACATCATTTGTCAACTTCTGTGATAATATTAGTTTATCTTCGTTGATTTCTCCACGAAGAAATTCACGAGTATTTTCATAGACAGGTGCGAAGTATACACCACGTTGAAATCCATGCTCATAATCACTTGCTTTAATACCTAATATCTTAAACAACAATAACATAGTCTGTTGCTTTGGTCCCGTTGGTGGGAATTTGTGTCGTGATTTTTTATCGTATACTTCACCAGATGTATGAACAGAATAATTGTCTGCTTCTAATTTAGCAATCAATTCTTCTTTGGTGGTTGCAGTGATACGGATAAACTCGTCCGCACATACCCATTCTTCACCTTCTTGTGTAATATCTGCGACATACGGAATTGTTGCTTTATCAAATCCTTCCGAATGATTAACTTTTAGATAGTTTGCCCACTCTTGGAAAATATCATCGTCTGGTTTCAATGCAATCTTACCGGCGGTAACTCCTAATTCTTTCCAGAATGGAATTCGTTGGTACATACTGTGTGAACCATACAACGATGTGGTGGTTAATCCCACAAGGATATTTCCAAATTTAGAATTCCAGTAATCACGGACAGACTTCGTTGCCAACAACGATGCAACCAATTTACCACCAAGGAAATTATACCCAAACGGTTGTGTTGGTACGATGGTGGTTCCGATTGATGTTGAGTTGAGTAATCCATCTTCAAATTTATTCTCCTTAGTCCATCCAATCCATTTATCACGAACACCAACAGAGGCAACATCAGAACCCAATGCACAAACGCCAAGGTACTTACCAGAGTTCTTGTCACGAATAAGAATACGAACAAGACGACCTGGATTTGCCGTAAACTCAAACGTAGAACACATAACACGAAGATATTTCCAATCACTAAATAACGAAGTATTATCGGGTTCAACAATAACAACTTCTGGATCTAATTTATTGATTTCTTCAACAGTTAAATCTTTGTTGAGAATATCTGTTGGCCGCCATATTTTGGCTTCAACAATTTGTGCAAGCTGAATATCTTTTGTATTATTAAAATCCGTTGTTAGTTCTTTCCACTTCTTATACAACGTATTTTCTTGCACCGATTGATTTTTCAACATACCCATATGTTGAACAAACTTATTTTTTTCTATGTCAAAATCAAACGATGTACCTTCACCACTGAAAAAATCAGTGGCACTGGTGTTCAAGACAACACCACCCTTCGGCGGTTTCTTCGCAGAAGGGGGTGTATACTGTGCTTGCTTTGGAGTATCGTTGAACTCAAAGAATGACATTAGGAAGCTGTCTGAATCTGAACGAGGTAGTAATCGGTGTTGTAATCAGTGACACCAAACTTGACATATGCCAATCCCTTACTACTAACCTTCAAGACACCACTAGCTGCTTCCTTATTTGCAGCGATAATTTCCTTAAAGTATCGTGCAGAGAAATTGATGGGAGTAATTTTTGCATTCTTTGTAGTTTCTACATCAAGAGTGATACGATTGGTATTCATATCAGAATATCCAAGAACAATCTGTGCAGAATCACCATCACTAAGGACGGTAAAAGTTTCTACATCGGACAATGCACCACGAGCCTTCAAGAAGGTATTCATCACCTTCTGGTCCAGCTTGATTTCAATATCAAATGCGGGGAGTTGCTTCAAATCAGGCGCAGCGGGGATAACTGCGGAATCCGCCAATACGTAATCAACCTTTGCGTTACTATCGGTGAGGTGGATAGCAGAAACTCTATCACCGACCTTCTTAGTGGTAATCGTAACAGCTTCACCCAGAACTGATAGCATTGATGACAACTGCTTAGTATCAAAGATACCATAGTCACCTTCGTCCAGCTTGGCGTCCTTAACCGTGACGATACCAAGTACATTCTTGTCGTCGGAAATACACTTTACGGTGATATCATTACCGTCCGACTTCCACAACACACTTTCACAAGAACCACCAAGAGAATACTTACTAATGAACTTTTCTAACTTTGTCTTTTCCATAACCGTTTAACCTCTGTTGTTTAATTAAAACCGAACCAATCACCGTAATGTGATGGGCGTACCGTACCAAAATCTGCACTTATACTTGCTGACAATCGTTTACTTCTTGGAATACACTTATGATACCTTCTGTATGGAATATACAACACATCCCCAGGATGTAAAGTGTACACCAAATCTTTTTTTAATAAATCATCATTTAAACAAATAACTTCATTTGGATTTCCGTTCCAAGTTTCTGCGTATACTGTCCAATCGGAAATTCCATCTAATTGTAATATTAACACATATTGGGAATCTGCGTGTGCGTGGAATGACTTGGAAGTATTTTTCAATCCACCGTAAATATTTGTACTGACATATCTATTTTGTATCTGTGAAAATATATTTGATGCGTAGAATAGTCCTTTGGTATACCGTTCCATTGCATTTAATATAAATGATTTACCATCATAAATTTCAGAAGCTATAGTTTTAGTAGGTGTACTACTTGTTTCTGTACTTCTGTATGTTTCTATTTTTGATTTATTATCACCAATAATAACAATATCGGAATTGTGGTAATTATCATTTATATAACTTTCTACATTACTCCACGTAAATATAGATTTGGGTGTACAAGAATTGGTAAGAACAAATGTACGTTCTTTATCTTCAATAATTTTTTCAAAAACTACATCGTTTACCATCTATCCCACTCCCGCATCCACAATCTGTCAAGTTTACCATAACTAAATCGTGCGAAGTAATCGTATTTTTTCCCGTCTATCGGAATACCATTGTAAAATCTAATATCACCGTGCAAATCTGTCAAGTAGTCCCTGCGATAAGTACCTTCTACTTTTTTTAAATATCCTTTTACAATAGGTCGTGTTTCATCGTCTACCCATTCATAATCCCACTTCTCACAATATATCTGACCCTTTGCAGTAATAACATATTGTTCCATAACATTATCAAATGATTTTGTTTGGAATTCTTCGTTAGTAATAAAGGAATATCCCGGTAATTGTATTTCACATTTTATATAATCAAACATTCCCATACTTTACTCCTTTACAAAAGCAGTTTCTTCTGGATTAATTCCTATACTTTCTACATAATATATTTTGTGATTCACTTTTAATTTTATTGGTAATTTCCAATTAGTGAAGCTATCTTCCCACCATCGTACCCGATTGTTTGGCATGGCTGCGAGATACCCCTCTTCCGACACCAACATATTAAAACTTTTATCTTGTTGTGGTGCGTTGGAATAACCATCATCATAAAATTCGATTGCCCATCCCAATCCACGGCCGGAAAATTTGTTACCGTGCGAATCTATCCACTCAGCACTTAATCCTTTGGAAAACTTCATATCTATAATACCAAATTCTGTACCGAAACATCCCCACACTTGATGAGTATGTAAATTTTTTGCAGGAGGTATTTGTTTGGTGGTATCTTGTCCAATAACAAGTCCGTGAATGGGTACACCACGATATTGTGCACCATTTTCCAATAACACAGAAAATGTCAACGCTTGGGTGGGTCTAACTGAGACTGCATGAATAATACAATTATCTAGTCCAGTGTCCGTTCCATTGGTAATAAATTCACGACGAACTTTACCATATAAGTGATACGGAAGAGATGCGGTCAACGAATACATTACATTAATTTGGATAATGTTTTAAGTGTGTCTTTATATTCTTCTTGATAATCACGAGTCCATCGGTACAATCCAAGAAGTAATTGTGCTCCCTTTTCCGTGGTATGTGCCTTTAACATCAAAGCCTCCAAGGATTCGTTCAATCTGTCTCCCCACTTCTTCGCGTAACCCAACCAATGGTAATGTGCTTTAAAATCGTGTTGTACGAAACGTAGAGATACTTCAGCTTCACCTAAGAATGAGGCATATGCATGAAGTGACGCACTAATGGGACGGCCTGATGCTTTGTGTCCAACAGCAGCTTGTGCTGTGTCATCATAACTATTCACAATAGAGTGATGTAGTTCTTCAACTGGATTTAAGACAAATTCATTATTGTGATGTAACATATCGAATACTTCTGGTGTACATCCCTTTCCAAATCCTAGTGCTGTAAATTTCCAATGAATCATTTCGTGATACATGTTTCGAACCGTAACCACTGCATCACCAGGAAGAGGAGCCATAACAATCCAAGAATTTGGATATTCAACTGCCGCCAACTGACATGAGAATTCGTTCCTATCGGCTGCAAGTTCGATTGGAGTGAATACATCCACTAAATTTGTTATGGTATTCCATATAGTAGGTACTGCTCGTGGAGCAATTTGTGCCAATGTATTTAAGTGAGAATCGTTATTGGCAAATGAGGTGGGTAATGTAGATGGATTAAAAGAATGAACATACATACCAGAAACTTTCTTATATGGAAATTCTTTTTTAACAAATCCCTTTTGCAACTTAATTTGTTTAAACACCTCTACATCATAACCATCGGGTTGTGCTTGGATAACCCTACTATAATCTATTGTCATAAAACCTCTTCCCATGCATACTGGGCGTTTAATTTAAAGGTACCGACATATCCACCCCAGAACGCTTGAGCAGGATTTACCAGTGATATAAAAGCAGATCCATTTTGCTTCTTATATAGATAGTAAGTATCCCCAATATTCGGCTTAAAACTTATTGAACTTTCATACAACATTTTATTGATAGAATATTCTCGTACCAACTTTTCATAATCCCGTACAACAACATCATACCGTTCTTTAAAATAATGTTTAAACGTGGGAGACACTTCTGCTTTCCAAGTATCAACATCAACTGGATGAATTGTTGCTGGTGCGTTAGGTGTGATTCCATACGTTAATGCGTTTGGATTTTTATTTTCATCATCGTTCATAATGCGTAGGTATAGATGTGTTTTGGTTTGGTTTTTATTACCTGTACGCCTGGGTCACCACGTTTGTATCTGTTATTGATTTCCACCCCGTATGGTCTATCCACCATAGTAAGTGTGCGAACGTGGAACGATTTTCCGTCTACCATCAATGTAGTTCCTGGCGCAGTCATACCTTCGTATTTAAAGTTTGCTGCTTTATAAATAATACCTTTGTGTCCTTGCTGTTCGTCTGCATAGCTGACTACGAATTTCCACTCACTATTTTTTCGTAACCATTTTAATGTCCTACCTACAAAAAAACTTTCAGCGTTCTTTGGCGTGTCATCAATTAAACATAATCTACGAAGTTCTAAACATTTGTCAGGATCGGTGGGATAATATTTCTGTGCCGCAGAAGCACCTGCTGGACGGGTATAAACGCAAACACCCACCAATTCTGGCAGGAATGTTCCTTCGCGAAATAATCCAAATGTTTCTTTTTCTTGTATATTCACATAATCCGAATAATGCCAACGACGAAGAAAATTTCTAACTGTTTCCGAAAAACTGATATGCTCTACAAAATAGTTTTCTAATGCCATAATCACCTCATAGTGGCGGTGGGGGATTCGAACCCCACATAGGTTTCCCTAAGTCCTTGGCTAGCGTAGTAAAAGATATAACGAGTAGCGAGCCCAATTTACTACCGTCGTCCCGACCGACTGCACCGCCTGTATTTTAAAAGTCTCCCAATTCTCTAATACCGACTCCCACTGGGAAGATGGGTATACCATCTCTGGATAATTCTTGATACCTCACAGTCACATATAGACCAATCAGTTTAGAGCGGTTCTTGTAAAGTTCTCTACGATTTTCTTGTGATCCCTCCGGACGGCAATTAAAATGCTGTCCATCATCGGTTTCGAGAATAAATATGGCGAGATTCTTATCGCTTCCATCACCGTCAATAATATCAACAATACGATATTCAGCATCAATAAAATCCTTTAATTTAAGTAGTGAATATGACCGTTTTCCAATTTCATACTGCATATCTGGATTTCGAATCATCGTTCCTTCAAACCCATCACGAGTGAATGACTTATGCCAGACCAACACATCCGCCTCATTGAAAGCTTCCCACGTAGGAACACGAACAACGTTGGGGGGAGCATCGTGGAGAATATCGTGAATAATCTGCTGACGTTTCGCATAAGGAAGTTCACTATCCACAATATCATATACGTGATATAAAAGATTTGGTGACAATTCTGGACGATATTTCTTGATTGCCGTCATACTCTCCTGCAACAGTACGTTGTTCGGCAACATCAGCTCACCATCAAGAATAAACCCGCCTGCATCAAACTTCAAGTGCTGAATAACTTCGGGAATGACTTCCTTGTTTCCCCGACTCCAGCCGTTCTCACCATCGAACAGCATTCGCATCCCGTTCAACTTGGGCTGAACGTAAACAGGAAATTCCACCTTTCCTTTATGGTCAGAGAACTTATGGGCGAGCATCGGCATTGGACGAACATCTTTCCGTTCACCCTTTGCACGGAATCCCTTGTCACGTTGCTTCTTGATAACGGCATCATACTCAAAGTCTGCCTGCTCTTGGGAATTTCGTTCATTTGCACGACCAACGTTCGTGGGAGCAGCAAAGTATGGTTCGGAGGTCTGACGTTTCGTTTCACGACCAGTCTTACTAATCTGGTACCATTCAGTCTGCGTGTAATAGTCTGCACCGTCCTTGACGATGTGTAAACGCCAGAACTTTTCACCACCATTCTTGTTTTCGGAAATTAACCATTCACTTGACTTGACGATTTTCATTTGATAACCCTGTCGAGGATGAACATAATGATTAAAGAAATCAGAAACAACTTTGCACCGAATAACCAGTCCCATGTCATGAAATATCCCTCTCCGAATCCATCTTCATAATAGCATAACTGATATGGGCATATATTGCACTAATCAACACGAAGATTGCGAACAATCCCACAATGATAACACTGGTTTTGAATAGCATGTTAATCTCCAAGGAATAGGGGATGTATGAAATATATCACACATCCCACAAAATGTCAAGTCCTTTATTAAATACTATTTAAGAACTTCTAACTTAGGTTTAGTATTTTCTAATTTATAAGTACCCAAAATTTCTTCACCCAAACTAATATCTTTTAATGCTTTTCCTGTGTTGGAATCCACGTTACCATTTTCTTCTGCGGTGTTCATATACACATAGGGATTAGCTAAGTTAAAACAACCGTCTTTATGTAACTTGAACCAATAGAAATTTTCTTTGGTATTTTCATACGATTTCAGAATAATATTCTGCACGTATGTTGGCAATGCATTAAATTCTTTTGGGGTTACACCATATGTACCACTTTCACCCGTCCATTTTGGAAATACTTCTTCACCTTTTTTAATATCACAGAGAGCAAACGTCCCGATACCATGAATTGGACTTGGCGCTGTATCGGTTTTGATACAGTCTCGTACATACTCGTATGCTGTCTTTTTCACTTCATTTACATTGACAAACGTATCGGTGTGATTGTGATTATACTGGGTGTTAGTTACGATAACAGTATTGGACACCAATTTTTGATCTTTGGGATCAACCAAGTTTAATTTGATAGCGTGTCTGTCCTCACCGATTTCCGTATTATTTCCTACTTCCATTCCATTAAAATAATGCCGCTGCCAATCCTTGTTATGCTTTCCAGCTTTTTTATCTGCACTGAATTGCATACGTGAATTATTATACGTATGAAATTTTTCATACAACTCAGGATTTTCATCCAAATGTTTGATTTCAAAATCAAACGTTTCCGCATAATTGTGTGGAATTGGTTGAATGAAACAGATGGGGTCACCCTTTTTAAACTTTACAATTTTATTTATTTCTGTAACACGCCAGTTCATTGTAAATGTGTAGTTTAACCAATCTGTTTCAACTACACCCTCCAAAGGATGTGCCCCATCAATAAAGAAATTCGGTGCACCACGAACCAACATATTAACTTTTTCGTTTGTTTTAACTAAGAAATCAAATTCAAACGTGATAACTCCGCCAACAAAATGACACTTCACCCACTGATTTGATACGTTATATTCTGGGTCCAACCAAAAGTGCATAGAACGTTTGTCTTGTCCACCAAACCAAACAGCACTGATGTCACACGGACATTCAATAACCCATCCGTTTTGATTTGCGATAGTCATTGGAAGGCATCGGTACATATGCTTATACTCGTCCATCCACGTTCTTTTTGGTGATGCAGAACGAACGTTCCACCCAGGGATTAACTTATTTCTTTGATTTCTATAAAACGTAATCTTGTTTGGTCGTTCCATAATAACCTCTTAGAATGAAAAGAATTCATCTGCTTTTTGATTGACATCAGTAGGAAGAAGTCCCCATCCTAATGCACTGTAAAAATCTTCTAGTTTTGTTTTTAATTCGTTCACAAACAATGCCTCGTAATCAATATACTGCGAAGCGATATCCGTAATTTCCTTCGGGTCATTGTATCCCTTTACGGCAATGGTTTCTAGATTCCACGGATTTGTTTTGAGATACACATACTTAATCTTTTCACCGTCTGAAATTTTTTCATACTTGTTTTGTATGTTAAAATGACGCAACATTCGGTTGTATGTAATACACGCCTTTACGTGTGCGGGAGTTCCCTTCTTAAACTCACCCAATTGTTTACCAGCACCCTTTTCATATTCTGAGATGTTTTTAACCGATGTGTTTCTAGCAACGTTGATATAGTTCTCATTATCCAACGCGACACGAAAATCTAATACTTTTTTATCCATATCACCCTTGGTGATGCCACCTAGTACGTCCTTCAATACCCCATTCATAAACGTACGGAATGCCGGCGGAAATGTTGACCGTACTACATCCAATCCCTTAATCTTGATTTTATTATCAACATCTAGGTTAGATTCCAAATCATACACCGCGTTCATAGCGTATCGCTTCTTAGCAATCCACACACCCTTACTGGCGACAGACTCACCCTTAATATAGAACCTGTGCTTATCACAGAAAAACAATTCCTTCGACATTACGTTATAGTAGTCGTTCAACTTGTTTTCCACCGCACGAGCCAATTTAATAGTAAAGTCCTTTGGTTCTGCGTTTTCTGGTAGTAGTGCTTTGGATGAAAAGTATAACGAGTCGGTATCAATATAGATACAATAATCCTTATCGTCTTTCAGTCTGTCGTTATACAAATTATTTGCAAACTCTGCACTATTCTTAATAACATCTTGTCCCGTTGCTGTAACGGCCAATGCGTTGTCAATGTCAAAGAAACGGAAGATAGGAAGTCCAAGAACACCATACAAGGAATTCAAGAAAATCTTCTGAATGTGTTGACGACGATCGTAATAGTCTGCCAACTCTGCGTTACCTTCGTTCTTATACTTCTTCATCAAATTCTTATATTCTACTCGTTCTGCGAACCAACGGTCAAGTACTTCTGGAATAATACCCGTCTTGTTAGCATCATACAATACACCATTAGAACTGATGTACATATTTGCCGTGTTCATAAACTTAATAAAGTTTTCACGAGGCAAACGAGTAATCGCGTCCGTGTCCTTATCACGTACCAGATAGATATCAATTTCACCCTTACGGTGCTTCTCAACGTCCCAATTCGTCACAAACCCGCGTTTAGTCTCTGGACTAATATTGAGACTCATAATGATACTTGGGTATAGTGATTGCAAGTCGAGTGAATAAATCCAATCGTACAAACCTGGTACAGGAGGTTTCACGTATGCACCAGAGAATCCTTCATCATTATTCTCTACACGGTCATTCATCAACTGCCGACCATCGGCAGGCTTGTTGCTTACCACCAATCCCTTGCGGTGTAGATAGGTAATGATTGTTCCTTCGAGGAACTTGGAGCTGTAACAATAATCTTCGTATTGTACATGACCAACGTGACAAATACCACGAACCAACTCAATCAACTTCATTTTCTTGTCAATTTCCACGATGATACGTACGTCTTGCACGTTATAATCAATAAACTTATCAAGGTCATTTTCAAACAGGTCATCAAGTGACCCTTCGTATTCTACCTTACCCATACCAACTTCAATACGACCAATCGTATCCAGACGGTAGTTTTGCTGTTGTCCGTAGGTGAACTTCTTATAAAGGTCAAGATAATCCAGTGATGTCACACCGGCAATCATCCACTTCTTTCGAAACTTGGAATACTTCAACTTTCCAATAGGGGACAGTCGGTTTGCAATACCGTTTCCACACTGTTGCTTTAACCGATTGTAAAGATAAGGTACGTCAAAATAATCACTATTCCATCCCGTAATAATAGTGGGACCGATAGCTTCATATACATCAATGAACTTGTAAAGTAAGTCTAGTTCGTTATCAAAGAAGTACGTGTCAATATCACCCTTCTTATAGTTTTGTCTAGACCCTGTTTTGTCTAGTACCAATACCGTATATTCCTTCGTGACATTATCATAAAGGGTAACGGCGGTAACTTCATTGTTCGGGTTTTCAATATTCGGAATACCATTTTCCATTGACACCTCAATGTCAAAGAAAATAACTTTGTGACCCTTTGATGGTTCGTCACTATCCAAATATAAATCTGTGATTACACGAGTTTCACGGGGAATATCACTTTCAAATAAGGTTGGGTCATCCCACTTATACATCTTGGTTTTACTAACACGAACACCTGTCATACTCAACTTAGACCCATTACGGTCAGCCTTATATGCATAATCAAACTGTGAAAACGGCAACGTGGTATAGCCTTCCTGGTCATCCCAGAGATGTACTATACCACGACCTTCACCATCTTCAATAAAAATATTCTGATACATTAACGAGTTCTCCTTGATAGTCTCTCTTAATATATCCTTAGTCGGCGTCTTTGTCAACTCCGAATTTTATCCATCTATACCAAACTCTCTCGTGAATATAATATTGTATTGGTTTCCACAATAATTCTGCTATACCAAACGCAGCACCAACTTTTATAGATCCACTAACAACCCATATAGTAAAAAATCCAATAGTAGTACTAAGAATTCTATAACTTATTGTTTTTGCTATATGTCGTTTTGGGTGAATCATCATATCACATCCTTGTATATAGAACAATATTTGTTCCAGTTTTTATTAAATTCATCTATATTTGTTATTTTAGCTACTAAATTATTATCTATCGTTTTTTGAACTACTTTGGAATAATTATCTAATTCTGGTAAATCTAAATATTTTAACAATTTTTCTGGATCGTTTACATAATCTTCAATATAAAACACATAATCCGTTAATTGTTTTATTCTGTGTAATCTGCACAACCACTCAAACCACATAGTAAACATATCTTCGGAAACATATATGCCCGACATCATCTGTCTTTTTTGGTGTATGATATGTGGATCTCCGTGAAATGTTTTTGTGTACATAGACAAAATAAAACTTAAAAATTGTTGTCGCAAATCTCGTCTTAGTAGGGTTATAGTCTTGTATCTTTGGTTTTTTATAAATTTATTTATTATGTTATACGACTTACCAACTTTTAAATTAATTATTGGGAGTGGTGTAGTGTCAATTATCTGCTCATACAGTACATACGGACTGATTTGTTCATATACCGAATTTTCTCTATGTAATATATTTTCTACACCAGCTTTATATTCAAATATTTCTATACTTTTTTGAAAAATTTCAGGAGTAGTATTTAATAAATTATCAGCATATTGTTTGTATTCCGGATACTTTATACTCAAACTTTCTAATATCCACGAATGTATTGCAACACTGCTTGCCCTTGGTAAGCTTATAATGCAGAACATTATAATTGCAGTTGTTTAGGAATATTTATTGCGGAAATAATTTCAATTTTATCATCTAATTTAACATGTACCATTATAAAATATCCTTATGTCGCTTTGGATGAACCATAATTAATCAGTTAAATAATTTAATGGGTAATTAAATGTAATAAAATCTTCGTGGAACAAATGCTCCGCCAACTCAATAAATTCAGGGTCAGTAAAGTCTAGGTTATTCAAAGGATCGGTTTCTATCAAGTCCAATGCTTCAAGTTTACTGATGTCATATGTAAAATTATTTGTTATCCAGTTATTAAATTCAGATATGTTTTCATATTTAAACACAGTGATTTCCGAACTGCTTGCCCAGAACTTTTGTGTTTTAAAGAATGCACCAATAAACCATTCAGATTGCGTATTAAATATTTCACTTAATGTGTTTCCTTTTGGTTGACAATTTCTATTGAAATTTTCATAGAAAAAAGTAACCATATTGTGAATAGTATCATGTGGAAGCACAAAAGAAATTCGCGGGTCTGTTGCTTTACGTTCAAACATATAACGTAAAGAAGAAATAAATCTATCAACAGGATTTCTAACTACTGTGAAGTACTTAACAGAACTATCATTGACTGTTGATAATATACTGTATGATGAATGACCCAGTGGATAAAATTTATTAGCTTTCAATTCACTTGCAAATGATTCATCAAATAAACTGTTATATGCTTTCGTACCAGTTCGTGGTATTTTTACATAGCACCACTGGTTACCGTTCGTATCATTTATAATCATATTCCGAGTTCCTTACGAATTTGGGTTGCACTAATTGATTCAATTTCATCATCCAACTTAATTTGTTCGACTTTATAACCAACATCACGACCATAGTATACACCAGAAATATTTGGCAATTGCCAAATGGTATACTTACCTGCGTAATCTTGTTCTAAATCTTCGTGGATTCTAGAAATAACATCTTCGATTGGCAATGGGTCTTTTTCGGTTGTTCCGTGAGTATCACGAACGCCGATACATACTTGTCCGGCAATAGACAAAATCTTTTCAAATAGAGCACGATGACCTCTGTGCCAGGGTTGATATCTTCCCACCATAAGTCCAGTGGGTGCTTTGGGGTTAAACTGCATGTTCACCTCTGTGTTTTTTCTTTAAGGTTTCACTAATTTTTCTTTTCGTTTCTTCCGATACATGTTTTGTTTTTCGTTGCCCACTTTTCCATGCATCTTTTTGTTTTTTTCGCATCATTTCTTTATTTTTTGGATTGCTCCAAAATTCTTTAATTTTTTCTGATCGTTTTTGTATGGTTTCATCACTCTGTTTTTTTCCAGTTAAACTATCAGATATTTTATTTTTCCAATCTTCGGTTCTTCGTAAATTTGCTTCTTTTATTTTTTCACGAGTTTCCAGTGAATGTTTGTAATTTTTACTCAATCTACTTTTAGTCACTTTTTCAATATGCTCTTTTGTTTTGTATTTCATAGCATATGTTAGATTACCAGTTCCAAAACACCCTTCATTCAGCCAATTTGTGTTATGTATTAAATTACATTTCTTTATTAATTTTTGTTCCCACGCAAATGCTTCTTCTGGGGTATCAAATAGTTTTCTAACCTCTGCTATAAAACTATCCTTACCATATGATTTTATTAAATCTTTTACTATTTTAGAACTTGAAAAATAAGTAATCCATAAATTTTCTGGATGTGAGTTTTTACCGTATTTTACACCATAGTATCGTTTTCCAGTGGGTATGTGAGTTAATAAATAAGTATAAGCCATGTGTATCTCCAAAAATACCATATACTTATACTTATCATTAAGCCTCTCAAAAACACCGATTTTTACAAAAAATCATTAACACTGTTGATGCTTTAGAATTAAATTGCATATTCTCTGTGCCTCTTCCTCTACGGGATTAAATTGTGTAATACGATCGTTATATTCGTTATCAGTAGGTACTTGCCACACTTTGTTAGTATCTTCAAACCGACCCTCTGTAATAGTGTCCATCCATACTGCAAAGTGTGGTTCGTAGATAGCACGGAGTTCTGCGGTTGGGGCCACGAAATCAGATACTACATATTGCACCCGACCCTCTTCCAAAATATTATCGGACATGGTTCTCATACGAAGTGCTTGTCGTGCTCGTCCGGCGGGACTAAAATCCCAATCTTCAAATGCTTTACGGATGGCGTCTGCGTTTAGATGACCTGCGTTTGGAAGTAACTTAACCAACTCTTGTGCTAATGTAGTTTTTCCAGAACCAGGTAAACCAAATAGTAAAATTCTCATGACCCCTCATCTAATTTAATATGTTTCTTTATTTTTGATTGAACAATTTTCGGATTATTTCTAATGTCATTTTCCCATAAACATAAAAATTTAAATCCCATCTGCTCAAATTTTTTCTTTCGTTCATTATCACGTTGCCAAATTTCTTCGGCTGTCTTTTTCTTACCTTTATTAAAATAGGAAGAAGTATATTGCTGCGGGTTACAGTGCCAAAAGTCACCATAACATTCCACGATATATTTTTTATTTACCAAAAAATCAACGGTGTATCTATCCACCGAAACTTGTTCTTCAAAAGGAAGATTAAGTCTTGTTAATATTGTAGAAACCGTTTGTTCAATTTTATTACTTGTACACTTAGTTTCTTTTTTCTTACGACTCATAAGTTATATTGTGTATTGAAACTCAACGTAATTCTCATATTGGTTTTATTTGGTGGAACGTAATGTTGAACCCAACTTGGAAATAATACTAACTGTCCTGTTTTCGACTCCACGTTTTCTATATTAGATGTATACATACCAGGTGCATCTTTTCTTGTATGCTGTACGTCCAACATTCTAAATCCTTCCGTTGCACTTACAAATGTAATTGGTGCGCTTCCTTCGTCCACATAAGGATAATATGCTCCACTAATTACACTATCATAATGTCTATGAACACCAACAGAACCATTCATACTTAGAATATTCATCCAGCTTTCATAAATATAACTGGTGTGAATTCCAATTCTATTTGAGTACTCGTCAATACACTCTTGGAATTTATTGTATAATGGTTTTAGTGCGGGTATCTTACTTGGGTCTGCGTCACCACGAATTCCATCTACTAAACTATTCGTTGTGTATCCAATATTTTGTAATGCGTGGTTTACATCATCGGTGACGAAATCCGATAAATTAAAAATTGCTACTGGTGTGGAAAATAACCATAGAGTATTTATTTCTCTCATATAGATTTCTTATGCGGAAAAACTACTTCCACATCCACATTTAGCAGTAGCGTTTGGATTTTTAAAGGTAAACCCAGATCCCATCATGTCTATGACATAATGAACCAATGTACCATTTAAGTAAGAGCTGGAAAAGGGGTCTATGACAATCTTCAACCCATTTTCCTGCTCTACAACAACATCATCCTCTTCTGGATTATCAATGATATTGAAGTTATACTTAAATCCCGAACAACCACCAGGTAATACCGAAATACGGAAATATTCACTATTTTCCGCTTCGGAAAACTTTTTCATTTCACCCAATGCCGCGTTGGTGAAGGTAATACTAAAATCAGCCGCCTGTTGAACCGAATCCATTGCTCCCCCTTCCATCTTCCGATGTGAGTTCAGTAACCTCTTCTACTGCAAAATCCACTGTTGGTATTAAGATTAGTTGTGCAATCTTGTCACCAATGTAAACTGTCTTAATATCTGGTCCACCGTTGTGTAATGCTACCTGAATTTCACCTGTATATCCGTTATCAATTATACCCGCTACTACAAATAATTTTTTCTTCGTAGCGATGGAAGAACGATCACGAATAATACCACCATACCCAGCGGGAAATCCTATAGCGATACCGGTCTTTACCAATAATGTTTCATCTGGATATATTGAGACTTGTGCATTGGCGTATAAATCATACCCCAAATCTCCAGCGTGTGCTTTTGATGGGAGTATAGCCGTGTCATATAATCTTTGTACTTTCAAGTTAGTGCTCCTGATATAATTAGTTTTAATTATTTGTCAAATTTACCATTTATAACATCATTAATTAATTCGGTATATCCAGCTTTTGAATTTGCACCTGTTAACGATACAACATCAATATCATTTTTAAAGATAATAATTGTTGGAACTGATCGAACTTTATACTGCGTTGCCAAATCAGGACTTGCATCAACATCAACTGTTTCAAATGTAACTGCTGGCATTTCTTCCTGCAATTGCTTAAAAATAGGAGCAATCATTTTACACGGCGCACACCACGGTGCGGTAAATCTCATTACTTTAATCATATTAACCTCTTAAAAATTAATTCGGATACCTGCTTGCATTTGCCAACGTGATAACAAATCATCGTACTGATATGTTTTTACGGTTGGGTCGAAACTATACGTAGGTGTTCCACCCACTGCGCGTCCAGAACGGTATTGTAACGGATATACGTTTTGGTTATTGAGATTAGGAACGAAATACGACCTGCCCCACGAATCATTCAGTAAATTACCAATATTCGCTATATCAAATGTATACTGCATTCTACCATGCGTTTCTGTTACACGAACATCTACTCTATGGTTCCACGGTGTTCTTCCACCATTACGTTCCGTGTACTGTCCTCGACGACTGTTTAAATATACATCATTTGATATAAACTTGTCAAGGTCTGCCCAGATTTGTGCTTCCGTTCGTGTATCGGTTTGTCCAGTAGGTCGTGCTGAAGGGACCAATTTAATTTCCGAGGCGTTTCGTGGTACATATAATAAGTCATTATGACTGGACCCATCTCCATTCAAATCACCCGAATACACATATGAGAACGGTGAACCAGATGCTCCTGTATACACTGCGGAAATTACGGTATTCTTTTTTACATTCCACGAGGCGTTAGACACGATTCTATGACGAACATCATAGTTGGACCATGTTAATTCATATTCATTAGCTTTCACTAATTGATTATATTCTACGTGCGATTGAAATGAGTTACGTTGACCATTGGCCAAATCCTTTGCTTGACCATAGCTATACGCTGTCATCATATCCCACCGATTCCACTTTTTACTAAGATTTGCTGTTAAATTATACCGATATCCTAGATTGGTATTTTGTAATGCAAACACCGATGTGTAGGGATTTGTTGCCGTTGTGGACAATCGCGTTGAGGTGTATACAGGACGAGTATCAGCTCCTCCCAAATTACCCGCAGCTCCAGGTAATCCCACATTGGTGAATAAAATATCATTCAATGTTTTTGTATAGGTTCCATCTAACACCAACAATGCATCACCAGGAAGTTTAATATCCAATGCCAAATTTCCACGTACCATTTGTGGTTGTACATATTTGTCCGTGATGATGTTCATTTCATAGTTGGTTGTACTACTCACGGAACGTTGACGTAGTGGGTCAACAATTAAAGGAACTGTGGTTGTTGGTCGGGCATCCACATTTCCTACCACCAAACCATTATGAATGAAGGGGTAAGCAAACCATGCGAATGGCATACGTCCTTGGAACAATCCTGCACCACCACGAACAGTAACTTTATTTGTTTCCCAAATGAATCCCGCACGAGGCGCAATCATTAATGACGTACCATAATTGTTAGTAAACTTGGTATATGGTTGTGTCCCGTCCGTTAATGTTAGATTGGTAAACTCTGTCGCCTGTGTTGGTGTATCAATGATGTTCCAATCCGCACGAATGCCCAGACTTACTTTCAATCTGTCGGTTAGTGTAATTTCATCTTGCAGATACACGCTTGGTACTGCGATATTGAAATTCGCTCCAGGATTATTCAATACATAATCTAAACTGTTATCCGTTAAATCAAAAGTGGAACGAATACGATTAGGTCTGTTAGCAAAGAATGATGCAATGTTTGAATATTGCCAACGTCCCGCATATCCATTCACGAATGTGTACTGGACATTATAGAATTCATTGTGTGTACCCAAAGTAACTGTATGATTGTTCTTGGACCAGATTAAATTATCTGTGAGTTCAAACGTGCTAGTTCGGGTACGATACACCACGCCTTCACGATCTGCGCCAGCATTAATTTGTCCAAATTGAATATCTTGGATTTCAATCTGTGGTGCGTATTCTGAACCGTAAGGGTCACGATGGTCATTTACCAACGAATATCCTGCTAGTAAACTATTGGACACACCCACACCTAATTGTGATTTCAACTCTGCTACTGTGCTCAATGTTCTACTGATGTGATTGAAATCTTGTGAGGCAAGTTTATTTAATGCTTGACCACGTTCTAAATTACCTGCCGATGCATTAACAAAATTACTTCGAACTGTGAGAATGGAATTACCAACGTTCCAATCTAACCGCCCGAAGTATTTTTCACTATTTGCCTGAATGTTGTATGCTCCAATCGTACCAGGATCAAAGTTTGATATACCTGATTTTGCTGCAAATGAAATTAAACTATCTTGAATTTGTTGTGCAATTTCTTTACTTAACAATGCACCTTGACTTCCTGGTGCGAATAGCACAGGGTCCGTTCTACGAGAAATTTCCGTATTGAAGAAATAGAACAATTTATCTTTGATTACAGGACCACCAATACGACCGCCGAATTGATATTCATTGAATGATGATGGAATATCACCCGACAATCCATTTCCCACCAATTGCGGTGCTCTTCCAAAACTATAAATTGATCCTTCTTGTTTGTTTGTTCCCGAACGAGTCACCGCATTAACACTACCGCCTGTGAAGTTACCAATCTTTACATCATATGGAGCAATAGCAACAGACACTTGTTCGATAGCATCTAATGAAATAGGTTGGGTACGTGATAGTGAACCTGGGGTTCCAGTAGGTACAGATGCAGTAGATTGACCAGATGACTGACTAAATCCGAATGCATCATTAGATGCTGCACCATCAATAGTTAAGTTGTTATACCGATAATTGGAACCTGCAAATGACACACCATTACCTTGTGGTGTCATTCTGGTCATATCCTGCAAACTACGACCCAACGTTGGTAATACTTCCAACTTATCTCTATTTAACTGTGCAGTCACCCCATCTTTTCTTGCCTGCGCCGCTACATCGGAAACAACTTGTACACCCTCTAACTGTACAACAATCTTATCTAAAATAATTTCTTTATTAGTTGTTCTACCCAACTCAACGGAAATATCGCCCAAAGACTTTGGACGATATCCCAATGAAGTTATAGAAATAACATAAGGACTTCCTGGTTTCAGGTTAGTAATACTAAACTTACCGTATTCATTTGTACGTGTCATCACCTTTTGTGATGTTGGAACAAATGTGACTGTAACCGTTGCATTACTAATAACATTACCAGTATTATCTTTTGTTATACCGCTTAAAGTTCCACTCGTAACCTGTGCGAAGGATGCGTTGGCGCACAATACTGTCAGCGCAAGAATGCTCTTCAAAAATCTCATAAATCTCCGATGTATGGGTAATATAACCCGTTATTGTTTATCAAACAACTTCACAGGCACCACCACCACATGCTACCTCGCCAGACAGATTAGTACCATCTACGAATTCTACTACATCGTCTAGGTTGATATCGTGTAAATGCCCAATAAGTTCATTATAGGTTTCTTCGTTTACATCTTCGAATGGTGCTTGAATATATGAGTGGTCGGAATACGGGAGTACTGACAATGCTGTGAAGTTCTCGCGGTTTTCCCACATCCACTCACCCACTTCTTGCCATTCACCATCCTTAATAGACACGGTAACGGATACATTATTCTTATTTGCACCCTTACGATGACCTGGCTTCACCCATTCCTTCCATACCTTAGATACACGCTTCAACAAATCCAATGCGGATTCCTGACGAGTGACCGCGCCTTCGGGTGCCTTTTGTGGCACTTCAATGACAGCTTGAAGATTTGGTTTAAAATACTCGTCTGTAATTAATTCTGGGTGATTAATTTTTAGATAGCTATAGATACTTTCATTCTTTCCAACACGGATACGACGAATGTAGTGCTTGTTATGCCAAGCGTGGATACCACTACTCGTACCCAAAACGAGGGACGATGTGCCTTCCGGCTTCACGGTTGTGCAACGGGCCGCTGGCATCGTACCAATTATGGACGATACACGTGCATTCTCTTCCTTTACCATATTTGCAGCTTCCTTCATGTCGAGTTTCAACACTCCACCCGATGCGATTCCAGTCATACTCACGCCGATTAACGCTTCCTTCTCCGTGGTTCTCTTCCATATATCTCTCAAATAGTGAAAATCTGTGTACGATGCTTGTAATGTGCCAATAAATGCTGCTGCCTTTGCACGCGCATTCAAATCATCTTGATCAACAACATCACCAGCATGAATAGTGGTAAGATTACAGAATTGGAAAGGACGAAGTGAAATTTCTGCACACGGGTTCATGCCCCAATCCTTGTCATTTGTAAAGAAGAATCCAGGTTCACCAGAACCAGAGAGTTCAATCTTCTTCCACAATTCAAAGAATGTTTCTTCTTCAACCTTTGAACGAACGATTACTGCACTATTATTTGCACGACCACGTTGTGGATTATTTTCCCACCAGTTGCCGAACTTACAAGTCAACATATCATCATCGTCAATGTCGAACAACGAAATCATAGCGGAACGACGAATTCCACCAGCAAGTACAGCGTCAGCAATATAGCATAGAATATCGTGGACTTCAATTGTGGTGAGCTTTTCACCATTTTGCTTACGGTCAAGAACTTTTTGAACATTATGTAAACAATCCTTTAATGGTTCTGGTCCTGGTGCCTTGCCACCGGAAGTGATAAGTTGTGCACCCTTTGGACGAATATCGGAAAAATCATATACTGGTAATGCCTTGCCCTTCATATACGCAGTAATCATTACCTTCACTGCATCTGCCCAACCTTCAATACTATCACCGACGAGATAACGACGGGACTTGGTGGGCTTATTAATTTCTGGGAGTTGCTCAATGTGATGACGTTGGACAGAATATCCTACACCTGTTCCAGACAACAAAAGGAACATTACTTCACTGAATGCGTCTACATTATCAATTGGTAAAAAGCAGCAATTGTATAAACGTGCATTGTTAATAGCAATTGGCTTACCAGCGAATTGTAAACTACGCATGGATGGAAGAATCTTTTTATCGTAAACAAATTTATAGGCGCTTTCTATTTCATCCTTTAAGTTTGGATACTTCTCCAAATGCATTTCTTTATTTCTATCAACTAATTCTTTCCAGTTTTCTCTACGTTGTAGTTCTGGATTATATTTTGCATACTTCATAAACACTGTAATATCACTTAAAATCTTTGCTTCAATCTGCATTTGCTTACTCCAAACTTACTCTATGTTAAATGGTTATGGTAAAATAAATAGGTTGCTTCTGTCTGAAAAAATTATATGTTACTTAATCATCCAAACTTTCTAGTCCACTCATTTCTGCTAGCTTTTTTCTCAAATTACTTCGTTCATCATTTGCTTGATTATCCATTTGTTTTTTCAAAAGGATACCCTTTGTGGACTTCTCATCATAAATATTGATTTGACCGATACTTGTATCCATTACGACAGGGAAAGTTTGTCCGTCTGCGCCAAATCTATTTTTAATGATATGGGCACGTCCTGTCTTATTGACTTTATCCTCTAACTTTCTGCTCAGAGAAATAACCAAGTCTGCCGTCATAATCTTATTATAACTTTCGGAAATCTTATCTGCTTGAATTACATCGTCTTGAATAGAACTTCTCTGCGTCTGCGAAGCAGTCCAACACGGAATATTCAATTCTCCAGCGATACCACGAAGTTCTTCGTAAATTGCACCAAGTTCTTGATACCGTGCATCTACTCGTTCTGCTGACCTCAATAGGTCTGCGTAGTCAACCAACATAATATCTGGTTTATATCCCAATGCAGTTAACTGTTGCACGTGTGCCATTAGTGTATTACACGTTGCACTTCGAGCAGGATAATACTTAATAATTAATTGTCCGTTAATCTGTGACACCACATCTTTGACTGTATCAACGTTATCTGGAATCTTACCAGGTTCAATACCAGTGAAAATAGTATCATAACGAATACCGACATAATTTTCATTTAGTTCAAGTGTGTAATGAACAACACGTTTTCCTTTCTTCAATGCGTTTGCACCGATGGTAGACAATGCCCAACTCTTACCAATACCCGATGGAGCAGCGATAACACCAAGTTCACCACCACCCAATCCACCACCAGTAATTGCATCAATTACGTCCCAACCAGTTGCCACAGTATCACGAGAAATGCGAGCCAAACGACCCTCAATATCTTCTGACCAGTTTAGACCGATTTCCTTTGGTTGACCACTACGAAGGGCATTATCAACTACGGTTTTAATTGCATTATAGTCGCCACTTTGCAATAAATCTACCGATTTAATAATTGCTGATTTAAGTGATTGGTTACGAGCGAAATCAAGAAACTTATCACGAACATATTGTGCATCGCTGTCTGTAACCTTGGTGACAACCTTTCTGAGCAGTTCGATAGTTCCCGCACGAAGAGAATCATCACTCTCGTGCGATAGTTCGATCTTAAAATATTCTAATGTTGGTAAAGTGCGGTATTCGTTGTAATATGTTAATGTTTTCTTCGCAAGCCATTTACCGGAATCACTGTCAAAGAAGTATGGATTGATGACATCAAACGATTGCTCTAAAAAGTCAGGAGCTGAAATAATAGATGCTAATACTTTTGTTTGGAATTCAATTCCATACTTTGAAAGATTGTCTACATTACTATCATAGTTTTGTGGTGCTGCTACTATTGGAACCATTAGAGAACCTCGTTAGTGGAACAAATGTGGATGTTAACCACATATCGTAATTCGGGAAGTTAGATATAACTTTACTGCGTATGAGCAACTTTGTCAAGTCCATCTTGCGTAAATCTGTCTTAGTTGTATCCAACTTATGAATAATTTTCATCTTTGCATCAGTAGAAATATTCACATCACGTAATTGCATTAATTGCATATTACGTTCTATAACATCTTTATTATCTAAAATATTTTCAATTAATTTTGGTTTCTTTTTTACATCAGTATATTTTTGTTCTATAAAATTGTAGTCTACCATGTCGGAATTATCTAACAATTCTGGTAATAGTTTAAGAACTGTTTTTTCTCCCGCCCCACGGATACCATCAATATTATCACTCTTGTCACCAAGTAACGCTCGATAATGTACGAAATTATCGGGATGAACGCCGTATGCTTCTATTACGGTATTTACATCAAACGTCTTTTTCTTAACAGGATTATATACTCTGGTAGTTTCTGTAACCATCTGCAAGAAATCTTTATCTGTTGAGTAGATAATAGATTGTCCACCTTGTGCGGTAACCATTTCCGATGCATATGCAATCACATCATCCGCTTC